CGGCGGTCTGGGAGAGGATCCGGCCGAACCGCTCGTTCTCGGTCGCGGCGTCCGGATCCTCGAGGGCGGTCCACTCGAGCGCGAGTGCGGCCGGTTCGTTCTTGCGGAACACCACCTCGGGGCTGCCGGACTGATACGCCACGGGCACCTCGTACTGCATCGTGAAGCCGTCGCCGTAGGGCGAGGCCCCGCGGATGAGGAGCGCGCGCTGTGGCAGGCTCAGCCCGCGGGAGAGCCCGAGGCTCTTGTAGCCGGCCGTGCCGACGCCCGCGGCGACGGTGGCCACGGTCTGGTGGTTGAGCGCGAGCTGGTACTGCTCGAGCGAGAGGTCGGCGAGGGTGAGGCCGATGATCAGGTCCTCCTCGGTCGGCCACGCCTTGCGCGGCCCGGGGCTCCCCACGGCCCGCCACTTCTCGATGCTTCGGCTGTGCTGGACGGTCACGCCGTCCTCGGTGTAGTTCCGGTCGCCACTCGTGCCGACCTTGACCCACGTCACGGCCGGCTCGGCGTCGACGTCGGGAAAGGGCGTGCCCACCGGGGCGACGTGGAGCGTGAACGGCGCGGCGATGATTTCGAACGGCGCAGAATTGTCGGGCATCGCGGTTAACTCCCTGTGGCGGACTGCTCGAGCGCCCACCGGAACTCGTGCGAGAGGTTCTTGGTCAATGACGCCTCGCCGGCGGCGATGCCGACCGCGCGGTGTTTGTTGAAGACATGCGGAATGGAGGGCCCGTGCTTTTCGAGAATCGGCAGATTCTTCCCCCACGCTCCGCGCGATCGTCGGGTGAGCGCGCTGGCGCGCTCAAAGACGCCGCGGTGGCCGCTCTGCAACGTCGCGATGAAGGCGCGCGGGTAGCGCCCGGCGCCGCCGGGGAGCCGCGCGGTCACGCCCCGGCCCCGGCCGCGCGAGGGCTCCGGCCCGCGCGCGCGGAAGGCGATCAACGGCAATCGGGCGCCGCGCGCCTCGACGCGCGAGACGAGCGCGCCCGCCGTGGCCTCCTCGATCCGCATCGCCTTTTTGGCCGTGCCGACCGGGATCCCCATGTCCTGCGCGACGGCGCGGGCCTGCGCGGTGTGCGCACTCTTCGCGGCGCGGTTGAGCGACCGCGCGATCGCCACCGGCGCCTTCGCCTTCAGCTTGCGCACGGCGCGCTGGAAGTCCGTCGTGTCGAGGCGGAGCGTGATGGTCGCCATGGCTCAGACCTCGGGGTGCCCCCACCGTTCCGTGTAGGGGGCGACGTACGTGATCGACAGGCCGACGACCGTGCTGCCCTCGGCGCGCTCCACCGTGACGGTCGCGCCGCGCTCGATCTGCCGCCGCACCAGGCCGCCCAGGGTCCGGTCCTCGAGCTCGACGGCCGTCTTGATGTCCGCGAGGAGGTCCTCGACGAGGAGCCACGGGGCGTCGAGGCTATCCTTCGCCACGGCCTGGATCTCCACAGGGAGGCGGAGCATGACGTGCTCCCCCTGCCAGCTCGACTCGTCCGCCCGGGTGAGGAGCGCGATCGCGATGTCCGGGTCGTCGTCGCCGAGCGCCGGCGTCTCCTGCAGGAAGATGTGCAGGCCGGCGTCGGTCCGGAACCCGTCCGCGACGGCGATCGCCCCGAGGCGCGTCTGGAACGCCTCCACGATCGCGCGCCGGCGTGGCGTGTCACTCACGTCTCGTCCTCCACGGGGATGACCCACACGCGGGTCTCATCCGTATCGACGCGCTCGAGGCTGTCGACGCGCCAGGTCCGCACGGTCCCGTCGAGGCGCTCCGGCGCCTCGACGCGCGTGCCGCGTGGTACGGTCGGCACGGTGTCCCGATCGAGCACGAGAAGGTACCGCCGCTCCCGGCGCTGGAGCTCGAACCCGCCCCCCGGCGCGTCGGCCGTCAGGGGGGAGATCCAGACCCCCGTCGTCTCGATCGGCGTGTCGTCGGGGGCCGGCCGCGTCACCGTGGCCGGCACCCCGAACGCGCCCAGAATGGGGTCCATCGGGACCCGGGCGTCACTCACGTCGGCCTCCGTCTAGGTGGCCATCGTGACGTTGATGACGGCGCGCGGGCGCAGGCAGAGCGCGAGCGGGTTGCTCTGCGTGTGCACCTTGGCCCACCGGTTCAGCTCGGGGTCGAACACCATCTTCGCGTAGATCGGGAGCCCGAGGGTGTTGACCGCTTCCATGAAGTCCGCCGGCGCGAACTTCGTGCTGAAGATCTGGGGGCCGACCGGGACGACGAAGGCCTCGCCGGTGGGGAAGAAGTCGATCGCCCCCACCTTGCCCCGGTAGTTCTCCCAGGTGATGCCGCCGTACTCGAAGCCCGCGCGGAGATCGGTCCGGAGGAGCCGGCTCTCCTGGTACTGGAGCGACGTGACGACCGAGGCGTGCTCGATGAGCGCGTCGAAGAAGTCGTCGCCGCAGAAGGCGCGGTAGCCCGTGATCGGCTCGGCGCCCAGCTCCGTCTCGGCGAGGCGCTGGATGGCGATCGCCTCGTTCCGGACGTTCGTCGTCGCGGACGAGAAGTCGATCTCGTGCGTCTGCTGGACGATGCCGAACTCGGTGAAGAGGTTGTAGATCGTCGTCACCCCGTCAGCGTCGAGGATAAGGCCCTTGATGGCCCCAACCCGGTGGTACTCCAGGGTCACCTCGTGCATGGCCCGGAGCGTCGCGAGCCGCTCGTTGACGATCGCCTGCACGCCCTCCAGCACGCTCTCGGAGCCGAACGCCCGGACGCCCTGGACCTCGTCGGCGAGGATCGTGGACTCGCGCTCGAGGTGCGAGGCGATGAAGCTGCGCGCGGTGCGTCGCTCCCGGCCGATGGTGCTCGCCGGCCCGCCCCGCGGACCGGTCGGGATGAGGCTCAGCGCGCCGTCCTTCTCTTCGATCACGGCGGTGGTCGTGATCATGCCGCTCTCGCGGAAGAGCCCGAGGGCGCCGATGCGCCCCGGGCGGTACGGGGCCTTGAGCACGGCGTCGGTCAAGGAGACCGCGCTGAAGGCGTCGTCGCGGAAGATGTCGATCATGGGCATGGTGTCTGTGTCTCCCTGTCTCGGGCTGCTGCCAGCGGCGCGACGCGCGCGCCGGTCGGTTCCGCCGGGCCTTGTTCCGCGCGCCTATTCGCGCGCCTTGATGTACCGCGCCGCGAGGTCGGCCAGGCCGGCGTCCTCGTCCACGCCCGCGCCCCACACCAGATCGTCGGAGCGGACCTCGGCGCCGAAGTTGACGATCACGCCCGTCATGTCGTCGGCCGCGAGCGCGGATTCGTTCTCCAGCTCGCCGTAGAGGATGCCGACCGCGGTCTCGGTGCCGTCCGAGGCCGCGTCGTCGTAGGGGGCGTAGGCCTCCGTGGCGGCGATCTGGCCGAGCACGGTGCCCGGCGTGTAGGTCGTCGACGCCGGCACCGTGACGGTCACGGTGTCGCGGCTGAGCGTGCCGGGCGATTCGGCGAGGATGAACTCGCCCGCGTAGCGTCCTTCGGTCTCAGAGCTCATGGGGTCACTCCTTCAGTGGGCGAATTCGTTACGCCGGGGTCTGGTTGCGCGCCGCGTAGATCGCGGCGACATTGATCCGGGGCTGGGCCCGCGCGCCCTGGTCGGGGCCGAGGCGGTGGTCGATCTCCGCGCCGGCGAGCCGCGCCGTCACGGTCGTCAGGTGCGCCCGCACCGCCTCGATCGGCATGGCGCCCGCGACGTAGCCGTCGGCGAGCTCGGGGCACTGCGCGGTGGCGCAGAGCGCCCGGATCTCGGTGGCGCGGGCCGTGGCCGCCCGCCGCGTCGCCTGGGCCTCGGCCAGCCGGGCCTCGACCGTCTCGGCGGTGGCGTGTTCGGCGAGGAGCGGCTCGGCCAGGTCGAAGCACTCGGCCTCGCGGCAGCGCCGGACCACGTCCGCCGCCGGCGCCGGGACGGGCGCGGGGACCGGCGCGGGCACCGGCGCCAGGAGCGCCTCGACCCGGGCGCGATACGGCTCCGGGATCGTGAGGCGTGCCAGGGCTCGCCGGTCGAGGCTCGCCGCGGCGTGCAGGCCCTCGACCTTCTCGGTGGCAAAGCCCTTCGCGATTGCCTCGTCGGCGTCCATCCAGGTCGTCGCCGCCATCAGCGCCAGGATCTCCTCGTCGCTGAGCGGGGAATGCCACCGATACGTCTGCACGATCGCCGTCCCGCCGATCTTGTCGAGGTCGTCGGCCCCCTTCCGCAGTTCGCGGGCGTTGCCCCAGGCGACCGTCCAGGGGTCGTGGATCATCACGAGCGCGTTGTCGGCCATCCGAATCGGATCACCCGCCTGGATGATCAACGACGCGGCGCTGGCCGCGAGCCCCTCGACGGACGCCTCGACCCGGCGGCCCTTCGAGAGGCGCTGATCGCGCAGCATGTTCGCGATCGCCACGGCCCCGAAGACATCGCCGCCAGGGCTGTTGACGTGCAGATGAATGGTCTGCACGGATGCCGGCAGGCCGTCGAGGGCTTTCTGGAAGCTCTTCGCCGTCGCGACGGCGTCGAATCCCCAAAGATCGTCAATCCAGTCCCCGATGATCTCGAAGACATACAGATCGGCGACGACTGGATCGGTCTCTGAAAGTTGGACGCGAAACCATGGGTTCATTCGACCCCTCCTTCATTGGGGGAGGCCGGCGTCGCCCCACTGGACGAGCCGCGGCCGTCGGAGTCGTACCGCAAGTGCAGGGCATCGGCGCGCGCGTTGTCCGCGCCCTGCTGGGCGTCGATCGCTTCCGCGTCCTCGCCCTGTTCGCTGACCACGGCCGAGCGCGAGGTGAGCCCGTTGCGGATCGCGGCCTTCTGGGCCGTGATGTCCTGGACCGGATGGAGATACGGCCAACCCTGGGGCACCCACTTCACGGCCGCCCACGGCTCGGGGTTCTCGACGTAGGCGGCGGGGATCGGCAGCGCCCCGGCGAGAAAGACCCGGTCCAGCCAGGCCCGCCAGATGGGGCGGCACACCTGGAAGGCGATGATCTGGTGCTGCCAGGCCTGGATGCGGCGCCGGAACTCGTGGAGGAGCACGCGGACGACGCGGTCGTTGACCCCGCGCATGTCGCCCGTGAGGACCTCGTAGGGCACGCCGGTCGCGGCGGCGACACCGAAGAGCTGCTGCCGCATGAAGTCCGGGTAGCCCCGAGCCTCGGGCGGATCGGAGAATTTCACATCCTCACCGGGCCCAAGCTCCTGGAAGATGCCCGGCTCGAGGCTGAGTAGGGCCTTCTCGTCGAGCGTATCCAGGATCTCGCCCGTGAGGGGGTGGACCGTCTCGGCCGCCCCGAGGCCCTGCGGCGACGTGACAAAGCCCACGAAGAGATTGGCGAGCTGCTGGCGGAGGAGCGTCGCGTCGTCGTACTTCGCCAGCTCGTGCAGCGTGATGAGCGCCTGCGTGAGGTGCGGCATGCCGCGGAGCTGGCCGGGCCGAAGCGGGTCGTAGAGGTGGATCACGCTCGTGGCCGGGACGCGCGTGAGCTGCGACCAGTCGAAGAAACTGGTGTCGTCGGTCTCCGGACGCGACCGGATGAAGTGGTACGCGACGCGCCGGCCGATCGCGTCGAACTCGATGCCGGCCCGCACGCGACCGCCGCCGGGCCGGAGCGCGTTGTAGGTGTGCGGGCAGAGCTCGGGCTCGAGGACCTGGACCTGGAGCGGCACGGAGAGGCCGTCTTCGAGCCGTCGCGGACGCAGCCGGAGGAAGACCTCGCCGCCCTCGAACCAGGCCCGCGTGGCTTGCCCCTGCTGGCCGTAGAAGTCGAGGAGGCCGTCGGCGTCGCTCTCGTCGGTCCAGCGCAGCCAGAGCGCCTGGAGCGCGGCGCGGAACGCGGGGTCCGTGGCCTGGGAGAGCGGCTTGATGCCCGTGCCGATCACGTTCGTCACGAGCTTGTCGATGACGCCCTTCCCGAAGCCGTCGTTCCGGGTCGCGGCGCGCGAACGGTCGCGGAGCGTCGTGAGGGTCGCGAGGAGCGCCACGTTCGGCGACGACGTGGGCGCGCGCCACCCCACGGTGCGACGCGTCTGGCTGCCCGCCTCGTAGACCGCCTGGCTGCCCGTTTCGAGCGCGGCCGCGCGGGTGCGTCGGACCGGCACGAGGGCCTGGCGCGACGGCCCACCGCCCCGGGCCGCCCGGGGCGGTGGGCTGGGGAGCGCGAGGGTGAGGCGTT